CTCGACAACCGGCTCGACAACCGGCTCGACAACCGGCTCGACAACCGGCTCGACAACCGGCTCGACAACCGGCTCGACAACAACATTCTCTTCGCTCATGTCACTCTCCATGTTTGATCGTTACCACGCCCTCAAGTTCACCGCGAATGTCATCGCAGTCTATCCTTGCCCCTTTCATCGCACGGACGTGTAAGTGCGCTGGGCAATCATTCTTGAAACTTCCAACCTTGTCCTCTTGCGTCTGCAACTGCGCCGACCTGTCAGCAAGCCAACAAAGCACAATGCGAAACAGGTGCGAATTCTGCTGTAGTAAGTCCACGTCCTGCTGGGATAGGCGGGCGCGTAGACTTGCCACGGTGTAGACGGTCTGGCGCTTGATGCTCATGATTTTGACGGAATCGTCGGCAATGAGAACACCTTGGCGTCGTAGGTTTTCCAGTCACATCCAAGCTCTGCGCACAACAGGCGCTCAACAGCCGTAGCAACGCAATGCTGGAGAACGTACGGAGCTTTCGGATCGTCTCCAGGTTCGTCACAGTTTCCATCCTCTCGTTCGGATTCGAACTTCTTGTCGAACGCGTCAACGTCTGCAACGTCAACGCCATCGTTCATGCACATGAGAGTTTCGACAAGTTCGTGGATTGCAACCAGCATCTCGTAGCGAACATCTCCAAGTTTCGAGATGTTGATACGAAGAACGCATTCGTTTGTTTCCCGTAGGAGCATGGCTTCGCTCTGCGAAATTGAATCGCCTTTGCTGTTCTCAAATCGCCAGTCTCCACACGTATCGTATGGCTGCTGTTCGTGTGGTATCGTCTGAATGATTACCTTCACTTTGCAACCTCATCGTCACCGTACAGCGCGCGGAACACATCCATGGTGATCTCGCTCGGCAACTTGCTGGAGCCAACGCCATCCGAAATCGCCTTGTCGATCTTGAGCACGATCTCCTTGGCAACCTGCGGATCGTTGCGGGATTCACGACGCAACGCGCCATGGTAGAACCGCAGCTTTGGCGTGCCCATCAGAAGCTGGGAGATGAACGAGATGTAGGCGCACCCAACGTCATCCGGAACCTCGTCGTAGTCGCAGCAGATCAAATCGACGCTGATCTTCTCGGCCAGCATCTCGGACTGGCGCTTTGCAAACTTCTCACCAGCCTGCCCAACGTCCTTGAACTTGGCGTTGACTTGCGTGACGCGGTCTGAGAACCTCCGCTTTGCGGCATCCTGGGTCTTGGAAAAAGAGAACTTGCCATGCTGGTCGCGGTACTGCTCGAACGCCTTGAACACGCTCTGCATTTCGGTTTCGTACTGCGAATACCGATCAACCGTTCCGCAGCATTCAACAAGGATGAGAACGCGCTCGCGGTTGATCTCCTCGGCCTTCTTGTCCCATGCTGACTGCAACCGTTGGTGGTTCTGCGCCATGAACCAACGGAACTGATGAAAGCGTTCGCGGGTGTTTCCGGTTGGCGTGCCGCCTGCTGTGAGTTGCTGGGTGACTGTCATCCACAGCTTGGTATCGTCAACGGACATTTGAAACGGCTTCTCGACGGTCTTCATTCTGCATCCCCTATTGGGTTGGTTGTGGTTTTGTTGTGAAAATCTACGCCGCCTTGCTCGCGGTAGGCATCTTGACGATACGGCTCGGTGCCATCGCCTCTGCTCTGCGATCCATGCGGGTGTTGGCGCCGCGCATCTTGTCTGCAATCTCCATTGCACCCTTAGCGCGATCCAACTGCAACCGGCTTTCGTCGTGACCGATTCCTGCCGCGATTGACTCGGCCTCGGCAAGCGCCTTCTGTGCCTGCGCATTGTCCTTTGCCGTAGCCGCCTTGATCTTGTCAATGGCTGCCTGCAACTGCGCCTGCTGGGCCTGCACGGCCGGTGATTCACGACGAGCCTGTAACTTTTTCTGGTACTCGGGTTCGCTGATCCAGTACTTCTCCGGATCTTGACCCTGTGCCTCGGCGTACTCGGCAAGCACCCATGACATGTTCATCCGGTCATTTATTTCCGGGAACTGCTTGGCAAGCTGCATCATGGCCATCAGGGTTGACGTTGCCGACAACTGCTTGCTGAACTTTCGGAACCCGCCACCCTTGATCTCAACGTCAGATGGCAACTCGATGTTGCCCAACTCAACGTCCATCTTCAACATCCATGCGTTGATCCAAACAATGTCCTCGTCAAGGCTTCGGATCTTGCTGCCAATGTGACGGCCGCTGTTGTCAAGGCGCTGCTTCAACTCAAAAGCCGTGTTTCCGCCCTCACTCTTCATTCCCTGCTGAATTCGCGGCACGCCTGTGTCCATATCAGACATGCGCTGGAAAAACTCCAAAGCCTTCAAGTACACTTCCGTGTTTGTCGGCATGTTGAAGACTTTGATAACCCCGTCAATGCTTCCGGCCATGTCCGGTGCCATTTCCAGGTATCCAATAGGGCGCGCAAGCATGTCCTCCATCCGGTTGCCATTCACAAGTGCGCCTGTCTTGTACCCGACAATCGTGCGGGCATGCTTTACATCGTTCTCCAGCGCAATCATCATTCCATCCTGGGCCTGCTGGTTCGTGGCGTTGCGGTCGCACACGCCAAGAGCGTCACGGCAACCAGGCATGCGATGCCACTCGCCGCGGCGGTAAGGTAGCGGTCCAGGTTCTGGCAGCAAACCAACCATTCGATCATTGTTCAGGTGAACAAGACACCACACGGATTCGTCAGGATCGAATTCAGGTTGCGACATGCCAATGACATTTCCTTGATCGTCAACAACCTCAGTGGCGTCCGGATGCACGTATGGAACCGAACCCGGAGTGTTGGCAATGTATTCATCAACCATCTGGCGCTCACACCAGATCCAAAGTTCGTCAAAGACTTCTGTTTTGTTCTTGTACTGCAAGTCATCTGTCTCTGGCGTTCCAGTCTGGCTGCTGGTGTTGTTGACACCAACTCCTCCATTGTCTACGGCAAACGAATCGCGCAAAGCCTGCATGCTGATCTGCTCGCCGCCATGCTGTGCGACGGATGTCTTGTTGATCTGCTTGGCCCACTTCACCAACTGGCGCTTGCTCTTCCTCTGCCTGCGCATGAAGAACTCACCATCTTCAAGCTCGCCTTGGTTGTCCATGTCCTCGAAGCATTCCCATACGTTCACATCCTCGAACGCCGGACGCATGCCAGACTTCTCATTTGCATCATCGGTCAGGAAGCAGTGGACATACCTGGGACCATACATCGCGCATGAATCTGTCATGGACAGCAGTTGCTTGACCCCCTGGCACTTGGCATGCCGCTGGTCAAGGTGCTTTTCCAGGCGCTCCTCTTCCATGGCCTGCTGTTCGGCAGGTATCGGAAGGTTCTGACCGTGCGAGTCCACAAGTCCGATCCTGAACGGAACATTGCCTGTCCCGAACAGAACATCATCGAAGAAGTCATGGATCGCAGCCAGCGCATTGGCTGAACTTCCGGACTTCGCACGGCTCGACCACTGTTCTTTGCCATCACTGCCGCGCCACGCATTGCGGAACCCGGCGACACTCGGAAGCACGTGTGGAGGAATGGCAGCAAGCAGGTTGCTCGCCCATTTCTGTTCTGTCCCCAATGACACGCCGGTCTCCGTGTCTCCGCACGTCACCAACTGCCCCCGGTTGGACTTCGCACGCGAGACGGTAGTCTCAACAAACGACTCCAACGATGTCTTGGCGTTGCTCATGTCGGTTACTTCTGTGCGCCATCGTGGGATCTGTACACCCAGTATGCGCGTGTCGGCGTGTTCGTTCCTGTCATCATGAACCTGAAGTAATCACTCGTTCCGGGACTGGAAGCAACGGACGTGAAGTTGCTGCCAATGAACGACACCGTGTTGTTCGTAAGCGTCAGAGTCGACAGCAGTTGATTCGTGAAACACCCGCACCACGTGATTCGCGAGACCGTGCATGTGTCCTGCAACAACCCACCACCGATGCTGACCTCGATCAACTCGGCACCGTTACCGGACGGTCGCGGATACACAATGCAAAAATTCGTGCCAGTCCCTCCACCAGGAAAGACGATCTTGTCACGCACGATGGCATAATCACCAGCCACCGCAACCGAAGCAAACACAAACAGAGCTGCAAGAACATGCGAAAGAGTCTTCATAATACCTCCAAGATGTGCAGCTAGAATACCACCCATCCAAGCATTCACGCAACCGTCAATTCCAGTTGTCCCACCGCTTGTCCATTGGCTTTACCCGAAACCGCTTGACCATTTTGTATGACATTGCCAGCATCGCAACAGCTCGCATTGCAGGCGTGATCTTGCCAACCGCGTTGGCTGTCTGCATGGCAACAAGGTACTCCTGCGGAACAACGATCAGATGCTTTACCTCTTTCCAAACACGGATGGCAGTGTCCAATTCGGTCACGGGATCGGCAGGTATCCGAATGCCACCAGTCGACTGGTCCATTCCGATCAGCCGCCACCAGTCATTGGCCTGCACCGAGTTGTCGGCCTGCACGGCAATCTGCTTGATGCCAAACATGACAAGCTCGCGCATGATGACGCCAAGACCTTGGACCATCTTGCCGGACGGATCGACTCCGGTCGCCACCTTCTCAAACGGCACCATGGTAATCACGCGTAACAAGCCTTCTGGGTCAAGAACTCCTACGATGACCTGCCCTGTGTCTCGATCCTCTGGCCACGCCACAGCCGCGCGGCAGTCACCCTGCATCACCGGACCGTTCCACGGCCACGTGCCTGGGCGCTTCTCTTCGTTGCGCGTCATGCGCTCCTGGCAGACTTCACCAGTGAAACACACGCTGCCATCGGCGATAGTGAATGCGGAAAGTCCGGTCATTCCATAACCTGTTCTTTCCATTTGAAGATGATAGCATCATCTGTATCTGCTCTATTGTGTGTTTTTATAACTTGCCACGGAATCCCTTTTGATCCTACTTGTTTATATACCCACTCCATTTGATATATTGCTTTCGCCCTTTCTCGATTGTTTTCTCCATACTCCTTCTGTATACAATCAAGTTCAATATCTAACGGACGACAGTCTGAAATCAGCAACTTTAGTTCTCCAGATGGAATAACATTCTGTCGCGAAATGGCTTGTATTTCGGATGCGTCCGTGATTACAAACACAGGACACGACTCTTCAATTTCTCCATCCTTTAATGACTTCGTGTGGTCGGCGGTGAATTCGATCTTGTTTCCGCCCTTTAAGTAGATGCACCAGTTGACTCTCATGTATCACCTATTTGGTTGGTTGTTATCCTTCCAGCATTCCAATGCCACCACTCACAGCCGCCTCGGCTTCCAGCACCCCGCATACCGCGTTGTGCGCTCCACTCACGGCGTCGAGATCATCATCATGCACAGGACTCGGAGCCGCGTCAACGTCGGAAAGGAACTGATCTACGTTCGGACCGTCCACAATCGGCATGCCACCTTTGCAGCTCATTCCCCATGCCTTGGTCAGCATGCCGTTCCATACCGTGTGCTTAGGTCCAGTCGGCCGCTTTGCCAGAAATACGGTGAACCCTTTGGCGATCAGTGGGCGCGCCAACTCTGCCGGACCTACCAAACCCATGCTGCCCTTCTCAAACTCCAACCATATCTCGGTGTCGTGACCGTCCAGAATGGCCTGCGCAAGTATGTGATCTCCGACCTGCGCATAGCTGACACGGTCCATGGTCACGCTGCGAATGCACTCGCGCCCATCATTGTACTTCCACACGCACCCGCTGGCAGTATAGTCGCTTGTCTTGTTTTTGGTGGCCGCGGTGTCCCAGTACCGAACGCGCTTTACCACGGTACCATCCGGCGCGCACGGAACCTTCAAAAACCACTTGCGCGAAGCCATGTTGCCAGACGCAGCAACAGGGTTTACATCCAGCAGTCCTGCCGCCTCGTACGGGTTCAGTGTGGCGTACTGCTCGCGATACCAGGTTTCTCCGAACCTCTCTGGGAACAGATATTCCCAGCCACCATCAGGACTTTTCACGCGAGCCGGGTAACTGACAAAGTCGAACTGCGGGAAGTCCTTGTTGACCTTCATCTCCTTCTTGATCCGCTCTTGCAGCC